GGCCTCGATGTCATAAATACCCTTTTTGGCCATGGCTTCCAAATCTGCAAGCAAAGCTTCGGTACGCTCGATGACGTATCGACCTTCACTCCCTGGGACCACCCAAAACTTGAACGGATCGACAGCTCGAAGTCCCAGTTTACCAACAAGCCTCTGGCCGCGTTTTGGTTTAGCAACTTGCTTGGTTTCATATCCTGTCTCCAGACCGAACGACTCTGTAGGAACTTTACTCTCTTGCATTTCGACGGTCAAGTCGTTGACCCAACAGTACTCCCACCACACTTTCATTATGATCGTTGAAGTGATGAGACCCACCTTAAGTGCCGAAGTGAACTCTCGCACAAATCCGGCGCGGTCGAGCCAGTAATCCAAAAGGGAACGCGTGAACAAACCCTGCTGATAACCAACCCGGGATTCCGCTTCGACCCCAAAAAAGTTACGCATGCGAACGAGCGCGCGACGAAAGGTCGCTGCTGCGCGGTCGACGGCTTGCCGTACCAGTGAGATGTTGACCTTTGATTGCCAGTTCGCTTTGCCGCTCCAGTCGTACTGACCGTTGTACAAATCCCAAGACTGCTTCCAGACGGCCTCACGAGGCCGCCGCGCCTCATCAGCGGCCGTGTAGACATGCGTGAAAAAGGCGAGAGCGGTCTCATCGTCCACCACGGCGGTTTTGGTCTTTTGCTTTGCACCTTCTTTTACCTCGTCTTGGGCGAGTTGTACGCCGGTATAGGTAGAACTATTTTGTGCCATGTTGGGTGTGTTCCTTTATTGAGTTAGCATTTCTGAAACCATAACTGGGAGATTTGATTTCGGGCACCGCAGTACCACTCAGGTCCATTTCCAGGACTCGCGTGGCCACATACTGTAGGGCGTCGGCCGGATGTGAGTAGATGTTTTTCTCGGGCTTTTCTCTGAGTTGTCCAGATACATTATAGGAATAGTGGTAGCCGCCGTCCATGCCACCGATGACCATGGGGCACGATGGGTCGATCAGCATCGCGGGCTCGCCGCGCACCACGCGACTCAGGAATTTGCGTACGGCCTTGAGACGCTCCGCCGGAACCTGCACCCCGGGAGTGACGTTCATGCGGTATGTCGACGTGTTCGCGAGCATCGACACGGCGGTACGTTCGTCGTTCGCCGAGCGGGCGAAACCTGCGGGGTCTACTACTTCGTAGTACTTGCGCGACCCCGGAAACCACTCAATGGATTTCGCAGCAACCTCTTCGAGAAACCGTTCGAGACCCATGCCCGATTCGCATATCTCTCGGAGCACCACCAATCGCATCCCCGGCCATAATTGGGTAAACACACATGCGGGATATAGACCGAAGTCCCATCCACGAATAATAGGTAGTTGTGACTGGGCCACGAGTGGCGCGGTAGAAACGTGGAAATTACGCTTGAAGTCTTCCGAGAAAACCGGCTTGCCTCGAAAACTTTGCCAGCGAATATTGTACTCGCGTTCGTAGTTAGCGACCGAAGTTCCTTTGCGTGCTTCCGTGACGAATGCGTCACTGTCCTTGGAAGGGTCGCTTGAAAAATGAACGAGCGCGACGTGAAAGCCGTTTTGTACATTGGTCCACTCCCATATGCCGCGCGTGGTGTTGGTGACGACGGCGCCCTGGGGTAGGTCCGGGACGTATGCGATGCCGCCCGGGTTGCCCAGTAGTACGGCCGCGAGTGGCGAGACGTTACTTGACATTGGTGGTGCCGCTGGTGGTTCGGACTATGTCACCATAAAAATAGGGGGAGGGCGCTGGCTGTGGCTGCATTACCGGCAGGTATGGCGCCATGGTAGGCTGCTGTCGGAACTGCAACGCCGGTAAGCAGGCGGCGCATGTGCAACGCCGCTCGTTCCACCCGCGTACAAACGACCACTTGGGATGATGCTGTCCTTCGTCAAACATTATTCCTCCGCTATGTTAAGCCAGGGTTTCATCGAACACGAGTTTTTTATATGGACCATCTTGTGCTGAAGAGACGATGGTGAGACGCCCCCCACCTTCGATAGTGGGCCGAGCAGCACCAAGCGTTTCCATGGCGTCACCCCAAAATGCAAATTCATCAAAAAGTAGCGCAGAAGCGGTGTACTGTCGAAGCTGAGCGGCCCCGCTTGGAAGGCCCATGATGTAGGAATCCAGTCCGGGAAACTCCAGCGCGCAATATTTTGAGCGCATGATCGGTTTAAGAATTGTCCCGTCTGGGATATTCGTGTACATGAATTCACACATACGGACCAGACCATCACTCTTTTGCTCCTTGTCGCTGACGATAAAGATCGCACGTCCTGGGTGAAACATAGCATACCACAAATGCAGGTAGCACATCAACCACGAAAGCATCATGCGCCGACTCTTGGGTACAAGCAACATGGGGTTTGCTTCCCATATCCGCGTGATCTGTTCGAGGTGTTGTTTCGGGGGAAACTGTTTTACCGGCGTCCGCGCGTCCGTCTGGTCAAGCGTAAAGATTTTGCCCTCGCGTATGGCGGCCCACGGGTCACTGTACCACCGCTTCATCGTGCGGGCGATCTCTTGGTCTTTGGTCAGTGTGGCCATTACACCAGGGTCCGTGCGCGATATGTCGGTGCGAGGTTGCGGCCGAACTCATCGGTCCCGAGTTCATTGATCTTGGCCCGCAGCCAATTGACGATAACGTAGCGTTGCTGGTCGGTCAGTTCGTTGGCCCGATGGATCGTGAGAATGCAGCGCCACTCCTGTGCGTCCAGATCGACGGGCGGCAGCGCCCGGGGCACCCGCGCCTTGCGGCGAGGTTTCTTAAGCGTCTTGATCGAGTCGCCCTTCGGCGACGGCGTTGGCGACGGCCGCGCCGATTTCCTCAAATTCCGCGTCTTCAAATGTTTCTCCCCCTTCATTAGTAGGTACGACTTGTGTGGCATGTGGTACGGTCACTGGGTCAGACGGCACAGCGTCGGTGGCTCCCAGACGATTGAGTTCGCGAATGATCGATTCAGCATCGGCGGTAACCGTGAGTCGCTTCTCAATTTTGACGTAGCCGCTTCGATCAAGTATCTCCACCGCAGCTCGAAGGCGGTTACCGGGAGATACCGCAGTACGCATAACGTCTCGGACAACGTCAAGAGCCTCACCTGCGAGGCGTTCCATGCGTACTCGAATGCTTCGATCGGCAATCTTCGCCTGAAGTTCGTACTCACGCTGAAACCTGGGTTGAAGGGACAGTGCATCCAGAGTCTGCCGCGCAAGCCCCATGTCGACACATATGCTCTTAGGTTCTTGTCGTTCGAGAAGGCGACGAAGGATTTCAAGTTCTTGTTCCCCCAACTCCTCGCGTTCGTACGTCCGCGCGTCCATAGAATAGGGCGTCGCTTGCGTATGTGGTACGAGCGGCGCCTGCGGCCGTGGCGGTCGACGTATCCTACCCATACGGCCAGAATAGCATGCGCGGCGTGGCATGTCAATGGGTCTCTGGTGGTATGGCCCTCGGCCCCATCCTCGGGGCTCGGGGCTGTCCGTAACGTGCACTGCTTCACCCGAGGGCGTGCGGCCCTAATGGCCGCCGCCCGACAGGTGAGTCGGTTTCCCCGACCGACGCCCCATGTCCGCATGTCCGCAAATTTTTACGGACATCACTCTCTTATAGGGCTAAAATTTGAGGTGTCCGCGATTTGTGTAACTATGTGAAAAGGCGGGGATATTTGGGCGAGAATGGACAAGCCCGCCACGAACGACCCGTGTAACGTCGCGAATTCGTTAGGGAAAAGTGCGGACAGGGTGAAGAAGTGCTTTCAAGTTCCCAGAACTTCCCGCCGTCTGCGGCGGCCGAAATGTTCATAGGTGGTGCGCCGGCGGGCCCAAAAACGCGTGGTGCGGTGTACGGCGCGCAGAATGTTCGCACGGCATTTGTGGCGTTGTGGTGTGGGGTGCATTTGTGGTATGTGGTAGGTGGTGCGAGAATGTTCACTGTGTGAACCTAAGTACGCAATTTTCTATGTGGTTTATCCCGGGGGGCGCATCGCCCCGGGGTACCCCCTAGGGTAGGGTGTGAGCGCCCGGCGTCGCCGGCGCATGCAAGATTTGTGCCAGTCGCTCGTGGC